CTCCTAGTAGTCTTTCCTCCTCACAATTAGCTTTCCAATCACTTCTTAAATATCTAAATTTAGTTAATGTACTCTGCCACGTTCCTAGAATGGTGGCTAATTTAACTTTCCTTAATAAATCATCTAATTTATCTGTGGATCGAACAACTACCTCAGAAAGATTACAGAACTCCTGTGAGCGTAATATTATCTCAGAGCAAGGGTTAGTACCATAATCATCTCTTACTTCTCTCCTATCCCCTAATTCAAGACTTTTTTTCTTCGCATTAGTGGAAGAAAAGATACCACGTTCACCACTTTTGCTATCATATAAGGCTGTCCACTCACGTAGAAATGTACCTACATCTGGTTTATAGTGATAGTTAGATGAGTTATTTGCTAATGCTCTTTGGGGATATTCTTCCCACCAACGTCCTGATTTAGCCGTTCTCATTTGATCATCACCAAGATCTGATAAACTAATCAGAGCACTTCTTCTAACACCTCCTACAACTACTATTTCTGCTATCTTACATACTATATCATGGCATTCTATAGGTTTTAATTTACGTCCTTTTGATTTTTGAAATGTTTCAATAGTGAATTTAAATAGATTATCTAATGGTTCAGGTCCACTTGCTCTACCACCAAATGTTTTAAGTGGAGAACCTGCAGGTCTTACCTTTGTCAAATCCCAATCTGGTATAACTCCGACATATAGTAAACTGATTAATTCTCTGTATGCCTTTGCCCACCCTAACTTAGAATCACGTACTTGTATACATGTGTCAGTAGGATGCATCTCATCAGGTACTACAGATAGTCTTTCAATGTGTTTAGATTCTACTGAAAAACCTACTCCTGTACCATTCATTAGAATGTAAAGAACTTCATCAAAAGAACGAGGGGAGTCAATGTGAAGATAGGCACAGTTATATCCAGCTATGTTTTCTTTTTCTAATGCCTCTCCTGCAGTCATTAAACATCTCATTGATGGCATGATCTGTAGAGAAAGTACAGCATTTTTCATTTCTTCTATTATAGTAGAGGGAACAGTATATCCACATTGATTTTTTAAATGTGTTTCAAAGAAATTAAAATACCTACCAACAGTTTCATCCCACGTTTCTCTACGTTTCTTTTCATAATCCCATCGGGAGTATCTTGATAGGTGTATATATTGCTGATATTGTGTGGGTAATTTACTCATTTTTTAGTGACTCTCTTTCTATTAGTTTCTCTAAATAAGTTCTAGCTTTTAATAAATCATTTACTCCACCTTTATGTGGATAACGTGACACATACTTAATCACATTTCCCTCTAGAAAGTCTAACTCATTAGCTGTTATATATTCAAGAGGTTGAATACCGAACCCTACTTTATCATAGTGCTTGGGATTAGTTACTTCCTCATTTTCATATAAACTACGTACAGTATCATCAAAGAACTTATCTGACTCAGTTATGCTACCAACCTCTACATACGATTGAGTTTGTGCATCCCACTGTTGACATGGTTTAGAAGACTTAGGTGCATTCCGTAAAATGTTTTTAATATTCTCTTGGTCATCTCTTCCAAACCCTTCCTTTGAGCTATACCTCTCATCTAATCCGTGTGATCTTTGTGCTCTCTGTTTCTGAGATTCTTTTCTTTCTCTCTCATCTATCTCATAGTTACTCAAGGTGTCCTCCATAAATTAGGTTCATTAACTACTACTTTTTCTTTTACAGGACGAGCATCAAATGTATCATCCTTTCCTTCAGGTGTCCATAATGTAATCATACTTGTATCAATATTAAACTCACCTGCCCTTAAAATTCTAGCCATCCTAGCATTTATGATAGCCTCTTCCTCACCTTGTCCTGATTTTAAAAACGCCTCTAACACAACCTCCCACATATCAGAAACCGAACCTATATTTTCTCTCAAAATTTTTTCGGCAGATATTGGGCCTATACCTTGACATCCTTTATAGTTATCAACTGCATCTCCTACTAAAACTTGATAGAAGAACTGGTAATCAGCTTGATCTTTTGACCATTTAAAAATCTTCTCCTCTTTAAAATCCCAATGCAAACCTGGAATTGTTAGAAGATCCTTGTCCTCACTAACTATTATAGTCGATTCTTTTGAAGCTTCAGTGGATTTTATTCCCATCACATCATCTGCTTCCAACCAATCATAAGAAATACAATTGTATTTACTCTTACAATACTCAATTGCATTAGAGAAACACATAGGTTTTCTACCACCCTTCCTATTACTCTTGTAATCAGGATTAATTTTCTTTCTAAAGTTTTTTCTATCACTAAAACAGAGAGTTATTATAGGAACCTCGGAACCTATCTTAGTCTTATCTAAGACCTTCCATATTTGATCATCAATTATAGTCTTAACTTCTCCCATATCTGAATGTAAAGTCCATGAATCACCTCCCCAATTCGTTTCCCTCTCAGATAGTCGAGTAGCTTTATATACAAATATGTCTGCATCAATTAATAATTCTCTCATTTTTACCTTCCTTCTCTAAGATTACTTTGTTTATATAAGTTCTTTCATCTGTTAAGTCATGACGATATGATTCATACATACTAAATGTGAAGCATGATACCGCTTTCAAACTCTTCCAAGGGACAATATAAATATAAGGAAATTGACATACAAATAAATAATCAAAATCTCCTTCCTGATATGTCTTGTATGTTCTATTATTTTTCCCTCCTCCTTCTCGCTTCAACCTAAAAGTTTTTTGAATTGAATGTTTTATTTGAATAGTTATCCAATCATTCTCCCCTTTAACTAATAAATCAAAAGGTGATGAAGGATCTAAAGGTAAGAACATGGGATAGTTCCACATGTGTATAAGATAACGAACCAGTTCTTCCCCTGCCATACCAAAGGCAGTCCAATTAGTGTGTGGTTGCCCAATTGGAACCTGTTTTGAATTCCCCTGTAAGTGGGATTCTAAAATTGTACTTCTCACCTGCGATTGCGATTGCTTTGACTCCAAGTTCTCCGATTCGATTTCCATACTCCCTCTTTACTGTAAGTTGTACTTCATCATGAACAAAAGCTACCTGTGCATAATCTTCTCCATCTTTAAATTCCTTTTGAAGTAGAGTATGCATCTCAACTATCCATCTCTTACAGATAATTGCTCCTGCCGATTGAAGTAATGTATTAAGTGCCGCATAGTTAGAACGTACAGGTACTTTCCTCCCATCCAACCCTATTATAAATCCTGACTTAGCTTTATTCTGTACTGCATTTCTTAATTCCTTCAAAGCAGGAATCTTACTCAGAAATTCTTTCTTTAATCTTGCTCCTTCCGCTTTACCCTTACCAACGATCTGACCAATCTTTTCGTTCCCTGCTCCATAGAGGAAACCATAGATGAAAGTCTTAGCTTGATCCCTTGTGGCAAGACCAGCAGATCTCTGATTGGCAGTATGAATATCTGATTCAAGTAATAGCTTACCATATCTACCGCCATCATACCTAGCCAGATAATGCGAAAGACAACGCAATTCCAGGCTAGATACATCAATTCCCAATAGATCCATGTCTGTATCTGGTTTAAACAATTCCCTACATACTGTCCCATAGGGTGCATGAGTATTCGGAACCTGAGCGATATTAGGGTGTGAGTGAGAACAGCGTGAAGTCTGTGCTCCCATCGTGTTGACTCTCCCATGTAATTTACCTTTCCTACAAAGTTTCATCCATGCTTGGTTACCCTCTGCTAATTGTGCTATCCGTTTATTTAACATGAAATATTTAGACATCAACTTAGCTTCAGGATAGTCTAATTTATTTAGAACCTTCTCATCAATCTTAGGTTCCATTGATGGAGTGAACTCTCTAGGAATCCACCCTCTCAATTCTTGTAGTCTCTTAGTTATATGCTTACGAGAATTAGGATTAAAATCTACAATCTTAATCTTGTTATACATTCCGTTCTTCCTTGGCCCTTCATCTATAATCCAAGATCCAAACACCTCACTTAATTTCTGTGCTAGAGTAGATCTTTTCTCTGCCAATTCTACATATAAATCTGCCCCTTTCTTCTCATCAAAAGAGAAGCCTCTCTCTTCCTGTCTGAAACAAATATCTGCAATCTTATGTTCCAAATCAACTGCTTCCTTAGAAGGAATATCAGGACGTAAATATTCATACAAACTTTCAGTAAGATGCACATCATTAACACAATAATCTCTCATCTCAGGAGTAAGCTTTTCAAATGCATTTTCCTGTTGATTATATGTCCCTTTGAAAGAACCTAACCTTTCTCCCCATGCTTTTAATGAGTGACTACCCCATAATTTAACAGCTATCTTCTTTATTACGCTATCTTCTTCCCTTATGTTAGGATAAAGTAGCCGAGATAGGATAAGAGTATCCATAACCTGATCTATAGGTACTGAAAATTGATAGAGATCTCTCAAAACTATCAAGTCAAAACCTAATATATTATGTCCAATTATTTTCTTATTTTTCAGGTCTTCCAATGCCATTAATATAGTTTCATGTGAATCAGCTTCGGTTAAATTACCAGTAGTAAGATTCCTATACACTAATAAATGCACCTTAGTAACTGTATCTAATAGACCATCTGTTTCAATATCTAAAACTACCTCTTCCATTTTGTTTCCTTCCTATTAAAAGTCTTTGTTTTCTTCCTCGCTAGTTTCTTCCTCAAATATATTATCTTGAGAAAGTTCTGTCATCCTCCCTGTCTGTCTGGAATACTCTAGTAAATTACAAATACCTGTCTCTCCTGTCCACCTGTTTTTAAGTATCCGTACTGTGGTAAGGTTAGGTGCATCCTCACTCTGTTGATTTCTCTCACAACCTACAACAATATCAGACAGTTGAGCTATTCCGTGTGTCCCTCTGAGTTGGTTGAGTGAAGTCTGTACTCCTTCTTCATGTCCTCTGTCACCACTAGGTCTCCTTAGATGTGAGACTAGGATCAGAGCACATTGTAATTCTTCTACTAAACTTCTCAACTTAGTCATTACAAAGTCTAACATTCTCCTCTCATCTCCACCACTTGTAAGACCTGAGATTACTATACTAATATGATCCAATATAATACAATCACACTCCATTCCTTTTACTAAGTAACGAATCTTATTAAATAGATTGTCAGGTTCCACACTACCCCAATGATCATAAAGGAATAGATTACCTGTACCTAGCACATCATCGAATCCATCTTTTAATTCCTCACTCGTACACTCTATGTTCTGTAGATGTATAGGTTTATTAAGGTAGAGTCCTATGAATCCTAACGCAGTACGTTTATTGTTCTCTTCCAATGCTAGGTAACCTAGTTTAAGCCCTTGCAACATCAACGAGTAGCCTATCTCTCTACATATTTGAGACTTCCCTACTCCACTACCTGCAGTAACTGTTACAATTTCTCCCCTTCTTAACCCTTGGGTCATTGTGTTTAAACCTGAGAAAGGATAAGGA